GACTGGAACTGATGCTCCTGTTCCTGCTCCTGAGACTGGCGGCGTTAAGCCTATGCGGGACGTTAAAGGTGATGAGCCAGTAGAAACACCTTCTGAAATGACGTTTACGTTTGTTGAAGGGCGTGAAAAAGGAGACGCACAACTTGACTATTTGTATGGTCAAACTGGTGAAGTACAGCAATTAACTGTAGATGAGTTACGTGATTACTTTGAAGGTGATGATGTAAACAGACTACAGGAAATGTTTGGGTCGTTTAATAACTACCTTTCTTACATGACTGAACGTGAACAGTTAATTCAGTCTGGTGATTACGACACAGGCAACTGGGCAGAAGCAGATACTGGTTTTACAGAAGACCAACAAATGATTCTTGAGGGAGACGCTGATCTTACTATAGACGCTAGCGATCCCGGACAAAACCTAGAAAATCTTCGTAGACAACAAACAAGCACTCAACAAGGCGCATACAATAACTGGATTAATTCTGACGCTAACCAAGCACTGTTAGAAAAGTACGGTGTTAGCCCTATTGCTTATAGTGAGTCAGGTGACAAGTTTCGATGGAATGGTTCTGCTTATGTTAAAACAGAAGAAGTAGATAGTCCCGGACCTACACAGTTTGCCAAAGCTGGTATTATGGCAGCAATGACTTACTATTTAGGAGTAGGTCTTACAGATACTTTTATGTTGCCTAAAGTAGCAGCAATACCCGGCGGTGCGACTGGTCTAGGTATGTCTGCTATACAAGCTGCTGGTGCTTCAGCGGGTATTGTTAACGCTTTAGCGCAAGCAATGACTACAGGCTCTTTAGATTTAGAAGAAGCTTTTGAGTCTGTTTTACGAGCAGGTTTAACAACAGCAGCGTTTAATACAATCGCAGAGTCAGACACTTTTCAAAATTTAAAAAATGAGTTTAATGATTTTACAAGCTCTTTAACTCAAGACACTATTGTACTAGCAGACGGCACTGAGCTGCCTCTTGATACTTATGGTAGCACTACTTTTGTTACACTTCCTGATGGAACAGAAGTTGCTTATACAGACTTTATACAACAAACAGCAGAGGCTGGTAACGCTGTAGTTCAAGAAATTGATAGGTCTTTAAACTCTGCTTTAGAAGGTATTGCAGACGCGTTTGAGTCTAGCGGTACAGCTCAAGGCGTAGTTAATTTTATTGAAGGGGCATCCTCCGCAGATGGTACTGAAGGCGGTACAGGAGTTGTTTCTTTGCCCGGTGTATCAGGCGTTGACGACAGAAGAGTAGAAGAAGAAGACATCTTTACAGACACAACACAAGAAGCTACGGGCTTAGAAGACGAAGACTCTCTTCCTGTAAATGGCATAGATGGTATAGACGGTATAGACGGTATAGACGGTATTGATGGTCAAAGAGGTGATGACGGTATTGATGGAATAGACGGTGAACGTGGAGATGACGGTGTTGATGGTGTAGATGGTCGAGACGGTGTTGATGGAAGAGATGGCGTAGATGGAAGAGATGGCGTAGACGGCAGGGATGCTGACCTTACAGAAGTTGGAGAGTTAATGGCTGAGTACATACAGCCTGTATTAGAGTCTCTTGAAGATCAAGACGCAGCAATGGAAGGTATACAAGTAACCATTAACGGACGTCTTGAAACAATAACTGCTGACCAACAAGAAGCATACCAAGAGTTAGTACGTCAAGGTGGGATGTTAACAGACCTTAATACAAATCAACAGCAATTGATTGAACAGATGGGCGGTACTGAAACCCTTCTTACTTCTGTAGCTAACAATGTATCTGAAATTAGAACTGATTTAGAAACAGCTAGGGAAGAAAGAGAAACCGGTTTTGCTGAAGCTTCTGAAGAGCGGCAGCAAGCTGCACAAGATCGTATACGTATTGAACAAAGTACTAACGACAAACTTGAACAACTACGTGAAGGGATAGCAGTAGAGTTTACGGACGCTGAAGTTAGAAGAGTAGAGGAAATAACAGGTCTTGAAGCTAGGCTTTTACAAGACTCAGCTGCTAATGCTGAAGAGTTTGCACGCCTTCTTGAAAGTGAAGGTCAACGGTTTGACGACATTACTAATGTTCTAAGTTCGGACATTCAAAGATTAGAGCAACTTACAGGTCAACAATACGGAGAACTTACAGAAGGACAGCAACAAGCTGCACAAGATCGTATACGTATTGAACAAAATCTTATTAATAGACTTGAAGAATATCGACAAGGATCAGCAGTAGATTTATCTGAAACTCAAATCCGTATGTTATCAGAGCTTTCTGGTGTTGAAGAAAGATTATTAACAGAGTCCATAGGAAATGCAGAAGAGTTTACAAGACTTTTAGAAAGTCAAGGCAGACGTTTTGATGATATTACTGGTACTTTAAGTTCAGACGTTGAAAGACTACAACAACAAACAAGTGAGTTTGAGTCTAGAGCAGAAGAGCGTTTTGACGAAGCCGCACAAGAGCGTTTAAGGTTAGCTCAAAGTTTAGCTGATGCTAACAACCGTCTTGAGAATCTTAGCGAAGCTGATCGTGAGCGCTACGTAGAGCTTGACTTAACAGTAGATACTTTAGAAGAAGAGTTTGGTGTTAACTTTGATCGTATTGAAGAAGCTCAAGATATTTTACAAACATACGCTGAAGAAGAATTTGGCGCTGTTCGTGAAGACATTGCAGGTCTTGAAGAGCGGATGGACGCCAATGCTGTTCAACAGTTAGCACAGCTTACAGGATTTAGAACAGAGTTTTTAGAAACATTATCAGCAACTGAAGCAGCTGCTTTTGCGCGTAACCAAGGTTTAAGCAACCAAATTACAGAAGAAATTACAGGTATTCGTGGTGAAACAGCGGCTCAAGTAGAAGGAATGGGTCAGCGTTTAACAGACCGTATTGACGCTTACGAGCAACAAACAGGTGAGCAACTTGACATAGCTACCGAAGAACGTGAAGCCCTTAGTGGTCAAATTACTGGACTTGAGGAACGTATTGATGCTAACGCTATACAGCAGTTGTCAGAGCTTACAGGCTTACGATCAGAGTTTTTAGCTACACTAACTGTTTCTGAAGCAGCTGCTTTTGCGCGTAACCAAGGTTTAAGCGATCAAATTACAGAAGAAATTACAGGTGTTAGAGGTGAAACCGCTGCTCAAATAGAAGGTATTAACGAACGCTTAACCAATCGTATTGATGATTATGAACAACAAACAGGCGTAGAGCTTGATATTGCTGCTGAAGAACGTGCTGTTTTAGGTGGTCAACTAGGTACGTTAACAGCAGACGTTGCACAAGTTGCTGAAGATGTTATTCGTGCTGGTGGTCGCATTGAAGAGTTAGATGAAGCTGGTCGTCAGCGTTACGACGAGTTAGGTCTTAGCATTGAAGATTTAAGTTTGCGTATTGGTGTTAACCTAGAAGCTCTGCAACAAGGGATGTTAACTCAAGAATCAGCAATGCGTGAGCTTGTTGAAGAGACTTCACAACAAACAGAAGAAACCTTAACAAACCGTCTTGAAGAAGCAGAGCAAGGTTTTGCTACAAGTTTATCTGATACCGAAGCTAACTTGTTATCACAAATTACAGGTGTTGAGGCTGGTGTGTTACAGCAACTAGCTACTGTTGAGGGCGGTTTACAACAACAGTTTGGTGAGCAGTTTGACGTAGTACAACAGCAAGTGTCTGGTTTAGGTGAGCAAGTAACAGGTCTTGGACAAGGCATTGCAGGATTAGGAGCAGGTCTTTTAGGCGGCTTAACAGGTTTAGGCCAACAACAAGAGCAAATTATAGCTCAACTTTCTAAACCGGAAGTTATAAAGTTTGATCCATTCTTAAAAGGTCTTAGTCCTTTTGAAGCGCCTAAGATATTAGAAATAACCCCTCCTAAACAACAAGCAAATGCTATGGATTCTCTTAACAAAGTTATTGGTAGACAATCAGGAATGCTAGTATGACATATCTAAACCTTATGAACAGTGTACTACGCAGACTTCGCGAAGAAGAAACTACGTCTGTTACAAGTACAACCTATGTTAAAATGGTAGGTGATTTTATTAATGATGCTAAGACGTTAGTAGGTCAAGCTGCTGATTGGTCTGGCTTACGTGAAACAATAACTATATCCACTACTGCTTCAGACAATACATATTCTTTAACAGGCGGAAAAGATAACATAAAAGTTATGTGTATGTTAAACGATACTAACAATTCTTTTATGCACTATCAAACTAAAGATTGGTTTAATGAGCAATTATATATTAACAGTGCTTCAGAAGGAACACCACAATACTATACTTATAACGGTCTAGATTCTAACGGTGATACGCAGATCCTTTTAGGTCCAACACCAGATGGTGTGTACAGTATACGTGTTGATACTGTTAAGCGACAAGCAGATTTGTCTACCGACGCTGACGTTCTTCTTGTTCCTTCTATACCAGTTATTCATTTAGCTGTAGCGTTGCTAGCACGTGAACGTGGTGAAACAGGTGGTACTTCTACTGCTGAGTACTTTACTATTGCTAACCAGTACTTGTCAGACGCTATTGCTATCGACGCAGCAAAGCATCCTGAAGAGATGGTATTTAGGACTATCTAATATGGCACAAGAACTTCAAAGCATTAATCTTGTAGCTCCGGCGTTTAAAGGTGTTAACACCGAAGACTCGCCTTTGGCTCAAGACCCGTCGTTTGCAGAAATTGCAGACAATGCTGTGATTGACAAACGTGGTCGTATTGCTGCACGTAAGGGTCACACTGTTATAACTACAAACAAGACTGTCCTTGGTACTGATTCATTACGTGCTATTAAAGAGTTTAGGGATGACGCTGGTAACACTAAGGTTTTCTCTGTTGGTAACAACAAGATCATTAGTGGTACAGCTACGTTAGTAGACGAAACCCCTGCTGGGTACAGTATTAACGCAGACAACTGGAAGCTTGTAGACTTTAACGGTCGTATCTACATGTTCCAACGTGGGTTTGAGCCTCTAGTGTATGATAACACATCAGGCGCAGTAGAAGCCATGAGCGACCATACACACGCCACTGGCGTTACTAGTGCTATATACGGCAACGAAGTCCTAGCGGCCTATGGTAGGCTCTGGACAGCAGACTTTACTGCTAACAAATCTACAATATACTGGTCTGATTTGTTGAACGGTATACACTGGACAGGCGGCTCTAGCGGTAACATAGACATATCTAAAGTATGGCCTGACGGTTATGATGAGATTGTAGCTTTAGCGGCTCACAACAATGCTTTAATTATCTTTGGTAAGCACAGTATTATTGTTTATGATGGTGCTACTTCTCCTGCTTCTATGACGTTAGCAGACACTGTAGCAGGTATTGGTTGTGTCAACAGAGACACTGTGCAGTATACAGGTACTGACTTGTTGTTCCTGTCACACACCGGTCTTAAGAGCTTTGGTAGAACCATACAAGAAAAGTCAATGCCTATTAGCAGTCTGTCAGGTAATATTACCAAAGACATTATTGCTGCGTTGCAGAATGAAACACAGTTCTTTAGATCCGTATACAGTCCAGAAGAAGGTTTCTATCTGTTGACGTTTACAGGTCAAGACATGACGTACTGCTTTGATGTACGAGGTACGTTAGAAAATGGATCATACCGTGTTACTCGTTGGCCGTCTACTACTTTTGCATCATTTACACGGTTAGATGATGGTACGTTATATGTAGGCACTTCTAACGGTATTAGTACATACACAGGATATAGCGATAATAATGTTGGTTACAGGTTTAAATACTACAGTCCAAGCCTAACCTTTGGCGATAGTGCTAGGATTAAAATACTTAAAAAGCTTAAGCCCACGTTAGTCGGTGCTAACAGCTCAGTCGTATTTATGAAGTGGGCGTATGATTTTGATACTACATACGCTACAGCAGAGTTTACAGTAGGTACTCAGATAACAGGGTTCTACGGTGAAAGCGAGTATACAACAGTAGAGTTTACAGGTGGTCAGCTAACTAACCAACGTAGCTTAAACACCACTGGATATGGAACAAGTGTACAGGTAGGTCTTGAATCAGAAATTGATGGCTCTCCTTTGTCACTACAGGAGATTAACGTAATGGCTTTGATAGGTAAATTACTATGAGTAACGGTATTAGTGAATTTTTTAGTGATATTTATGGAGGCTTAAGTCAAATAGGCTCTGCTGTCTCACCAGCAATACCTGCTGTTGCTGGGTCTTTGTTGACTAAAGAGGCGTATGACAGGCTTAGTGACATAGGCACACAGTCCTTAACAGGCGTTACTGTAGATGGTCAACGTGTTCCCGGAGCTATGGAAGTAGCAGAGCGTGGGCAACGGGAGTCACAGTTTCGGCCATTTACTGTTACTACTCCTACTGGGTCTATGTTTTCTGCACGTATGGGTGGTCAGCCTAGTATGGGACAGCCTATGCCACAGCCTGTAGGTCAGCCATCAATGATGTTGCCTCCGGGCTTTGCTCAGCTAAGCGGCGATATAAGCGCAACAGATAGTTTAAAAGATGCAATGTCTGCTGGCACAAGACCAAGGCTACCTAGTGCTTATGATGGGATAGGCGAGGAGTTAAGGGATATGTTGGGTCTTGCTCCGGGAGAGCCTTTACCAGCCGGGCGATTCGAGGCTACTAGTTATATGCCTCCCGGATTGCCACAACCTACTACTGGCGGTCTTGAAGTAGGAATGACGTTATCACCGCAAGAACAAGCGTTGCAACAACAGTTGTTAGGCGGTGCAGGTGGTTTCTTTGGTCAAGCAGTACAGCCTACGCAAGCTCGTGAGCAAGCTATCTTTGAGCGTATGAGGGCAGCACAGCGTCCTGAAGAGGAGCGTCAACGTCTTGCCTTAGAAGAGCGTCTAGCAGGACAAGGTAGGCTTGGTGTTAGCTCTGCTGCTTACGGCGGTGCTACTCCTGAGATGCTGGCTATGGCTACGGCACAAGAAGAAGCTCGTAACAGATCCATGTTAGGTGCTATGCAACAAGCTCAGGCAGAACAGATGCAACAGGCAGGGTTAGGACAGCAGTTCCTTGGTGCCGGTTACGTACCTCAAGCTCAGTTGCTTGCTGCGGCACAGCCCGGCATACAACAGCAACAACTTGCACAGCAAGCTCAACAGTTTGGTACAGGACTCTTTGGTGAGACTATGATGTCTGGCTTAGAAGCTCGTCTGTTAGCGGAGCAAGCACGTGCTAACCTGTTAGGTGGCGTAGGCTCTAACATCCTTGCTGGTATGTTTACACCACAAACTAACAGGGTTACTGGTGTTACTACTCCTGCTGCTGGTATTGACTTAGGTGGTTTGTTTGGTGGTATTGGAGATGGGCTTGGTAACATCTGGAACACTATAAACCCATTTGACTAACGAGGTTAATCATGGCTAAATTTTCACAAACATTTTTACAGAGTATGTTACAGCCTTCTTATCAGGAAGGTTTGTTTACTGCTGCGCGTGGTATCGGTCAAGCTCCCGGACTTCGTATGCAACAACAGCAACAACAAGCAGAGCAAGAGCAACTTGCTGCTATGAATCCTATGCAGAGATTTGATTTTGCTATTGATAAATTAAACCAAGCTCGTAAGTACGACGAAGCTGCTAGATTAACGGCTAGTAGAGACCAGTATACTTTTAATCAGGCTGAAAGAGCGGCTAAAACACAAGTAAGGGAAGATAGAAATATAATTGATTTTGTTTCTAACGGTATGTTAGCTAACCAGCAAACAGAAGTTCCTGCTACTCTTATGGTAGGTGAAGAAGAAAAGCCTATTCCTCAAAGATTACGTGATGATATTTTAAAAGAAGCTAATCTAAAAAGAGAACAGCAAGAAAGCGCAGAAGCTTCTAAGAGTGCGATGGAATTAACAGGTTATTATGCAGACTATGTTAATAACAATCCTGATTTATTAGAAAAAGTACCTTCATTACAACAACACGTTGATACTCTTAACTCAACAGAGCCTAAATCTACTTTTGAAAGAAAAGCTGCTGTGTCTGCTGTTGTTAAAGCTGTTAATGCTGATCAAAAACAAAAAACAGATGCTATGTATTCTGACGAAGAGTATAGCAGACAAGCGAGGATAACTATAGAAGAAATTATAAACAAAGGTTCTAATACTACTTTCTGGCAAGACTGGATGGGCAAACGTGATATCCACGATTTTTTAACAGGCAGCGGTACAGAAGATGAAGTAAAAGTTTTTCAAGAACAAATGGCATTAGGTCTTAAGCAAGGTATAAAATCTAGGAAAGAGTTAATTGACTTTGCCATGTCTGGTATGCGTCGTAAAATAGAAGGTCAAGAACAATCAGAAGCTATTGACGAAGATGAAAGACAGCGCCAACAACTGTTTGACAGTATTGTTAAAGACTTAATGGATGAGCAAGGACTTACACTAGAACAAGCAGAAGCTCAAGCACGTATTTTAACAGGTGCTGGTCCTATTGATCCTAATCTTGTCGCCGGTGGTGGTGGTATAGTTTTAAACTGAGGTTTTCATGGCTAGAGCAACCGTTAGTAAACAACCTGAAAGTTCTAATGTAGACGATAGAGAGGTTTTTAAGAATCCTCAAGAATCTATACCTAGACTAGCGCGTCAAGCAATAGATGCTGGTGCTACTTTAAAAGAGGTAGCAGCTGTACTGAAAACAGACGAAGCTTCTGTTGGTAAGATACTAGGCATTACCCCGCAAGATGCTACTAAGATAGAGTTTTTTGTCAAGCCCGGTGATGAGTTTGATACGGACTTTGATAAAACTCCTAGTATGTTTAAACAAGTTGTTGATCGTGCTAGATATGCTTTAGAGTCTGGTGATTTTCCTACCGTTGATAAACCTGACGTTACTCTTACTGATTTAATGGCTCAGTCAAAACCTTCGTTGCCTTCTGTTAGAGTCCCTGATGTAAGCGTTGATAAACCTGACGTTGCTTTAGCGCCTGTGCGTAAAAGTCTTAGTCCTATGGGGACTTACGGGATGACTCGCGAAGAGTTTGAGCAAGCTAGAGGACCGCGAATTGGTGATGTTAAGCGTTCAGATATAGGTGGTGTTTTAAAAGACGTAGACATTTCTGAATCTCTTATGACAAAAATAAACGCTTTTGCTGAAGTAAATCAAAGACTATCTAAAAAGTCTAAGCCGGATGTCATTGAACAAGAAGATGCAATGGCTGGTTTGTCTGACGGCTTGAAAGAAAAAGTAAACGCCTACAGAAACTCTAAATCTGAAGAGGGTGTAGGGGTTCTTCGTGAGATAGCCGGTGGTTTAACGTTACAAACAGCCGATGAGCTAGAGGCTTTATACGCTTCTAAAGTAAACGACACTTCTTACTCTGTTGAGAAAGACAGGATTAACAGAGAAAGAGAGGAGTTTTCTTATTTGAATCCCGGCGCTGCTGTAGCTGCGGAAACTGCTGGTATTATTCCTTCAGCCTTTTTAAGCACGGCGTTATTAGCTAGAGCAGGCATTCTTAGTTTACCTAAGCAAGGAGCAATAGAAGCAGGAACGTATGGCTTTGCTTCAGGGGAGTCTCTAGAAGAACGTTTAATACTTGGTAGCACTAGCGCATTAGTAGGTGGCGGTGTTGGAAAAGTAATTGATTCTGTATTTAATCCTAATCTTGTAAGAACATCTACAAACCCAGAGACGTTACACACACAACAAGTTGATGCGTTGCAGGCTGCTGTGTCTGGACAAAAGATAGAAAGACCCACGGCTCAGTTAACAGACGATGCTCTTGTTGATCAATTAATTATCAGAGAGACTGAGTTTCTTGCTGACGCAGTAGGTAGGCAAGGTACAAACCCTAACGCTTTAGGTAACACAATGCTTCGTCTAATGCGCTATGCAGAAGAAATGGGTGTTAGTGGTAAGCAGGCGGCTAAGGTTGTAGGTAAGAACAAAAGAGTTAAGCAGTTAATTAAAGACTCTAACAGGGGTTTTGACGATGTTACACAGCTTAATGCTTTTAGAGAAGACTTGTTAGACCTTGCTTCTGGTCGTCTTGTTATAGATAAAGGAAGAACAATACCGGAAGCACAAAGCAATATTGTTAAGTTTCGTCGTTTTGCATCACCCTTAGCTACCTTAGCAGAAACAGTCGTAGGTCCAGCGTTTTCTTCTCGTATTATCAGAGGAATGAACCGTGTGGTTCGTGGTCAGTCTGAGCTTGATGAAGTATGGAAAGGCATGGAAGGTCTTAGGAACTTAGCAGATGATGTTAAGTTTAATGACTTGATGCTGGATGCTGTTAACGCAACGAACATTGGAGCTAAAGCAGCAGCAAAATCTTTACAGGCCGCTAAGAAATATGCTGATGCCAAAATAGGTAAAGGTGCTGGCGAAAGACTGCAAAAGTTTTTTGATGACAATATGGAGTTTAACGGTCGTTATCGTAGAGAAGTAACAGCCGGTGTCTTGTCAGATGTTTGGTTACACTCTGCATTAAAGTATGTCGATGACGATGTTAGTTTACGTATTAACAGAGCAAGGGCAGCTGGGAAGGCAGAGGATACGGCTAGTAAGAAACGTAGTCGTAAGTCTATGGAAGAAGAGCGAGCAAAGCTAGACGGAGAGGAGCTAGAGTACGCTAACATCTTTGATTCTCATTGGCGTTGGCAGAGAGAAACTCTTACACGTATGGAGCTAGGTAAGCAACTAGGTTTCCGTACATCTGGTATGCCTACTGTGGCATTAGATGTTAAGAAGCTACCAAAGAGGCTTAGGAATAAAGTAAAGAAAGGTGAGATGACCGCCTTAGAAGCAACAGCCAAGCTTGAAAGCGATTCGTTTAAGTTGTTTGACGAAAAGATTATACGTGAAGCAATGAAGCGTGAAGGTCTTTCTGATCTACAAATTAAAAACGCTATTGAAATACTAGATGATCTAGGCGTTAACGCTAACAGGGGCATGTCTCAAGAGTTAGAAGTTGTCAGAAGCTTAGGGTATGTAGGTACTATTGCTAACCCTTACGGTGCGTTGATGAACGTACACGACTTATTCAACGCTGCTTTTGAGTTGGGTGTTGGTAACGTACTTAAGTCTGTCTTTAGTAAGAATAATGTACGTCTTTCTGCTGACGATGTGGGTTTAGCAAGACAAGTCTTTGGTGAATTTATAAGAAGATCTACTAAAGGTGATAGCTCTATAACAGGGGTAAGGTTCCTAGAAAAACTAGCTAAGGGTAGTGAGGATCTACTTGAGTGGTCTATGAAAGCTTCTGGTTTTTCTGGTCTTGATAAGTTTGGTAAGACAAAGATAATGGGTGCTTCTTTTAACAAAGCGAAGAAAGACATCGCTAATGGATCATTTGATAGTAAATGGACTAACACTTTTAGCAAGGCTGAGTTGGATCAGTTAAAAAGAGATATAGCCGCTGGTGATGTAAACAGTGAACTTGTCCGTGATCTAGTTATGTTTGACTTGTTTAGACTGCAACCTATTAACCCGGCAGCGCAAACGTCAGCAGGTTTAAAGTCTCCTAACGCACGTATCTTTTACATGCTAAAAGGTTTTGCTGTCAAGCAGCTTGATCTGATGGAGCGTCGTATTCTTAGAGAGTGGCAACAAGGAAA